GCGGCTGGAATGCGGCAACAAAAACAGAGATACCGGCAGACCTTCGCGCAAGCGAGTTTGCTGCTGATGGGATTTTGCATAATTACATCGTAATGGGTGGTGGAGAAGTTGATGAAATTGACGTTGACGAGCTCTACGCAATCCACGACAAGGTTTACGCAATCAATCCAGATCTAACGAAATGCTCAATCACATTTGACGATGCAGACCAAGCGCTAGGGGATCGCGTCAAGACACTGGCGCTACTGCTTGATGTTGATACCAGCTATGACGGCATCAAGGAGTTTTTTGTAAGAGACGAGCCGCGCAGCATTGTTGTAGCTCAGTTTGACGCCTACAACCTTGCCGATGACCAATACAGCAAGACTTATTCGTTCATGCTGAAAGACCAATACACGGGAGTTAGGCTTGAATGGGTCGATGTAAATGAAAAGAACAAGAAGCGCTACATAAACTTGGCACTAGATAGCAGCGGTAATGTTATCGAGTCAGACAGCTTCCACCCGAAAGAGATTAAATTCCTTGGTTGCGGTAACGAGACTCAGGCTATGCACAGGGCAAAACTTGAGTTTAACAAGCTGATTTACCAAAACGAGTCAGTTACTTTTAACGTTGTTGACGATGGATTCATCCCTAGATTCGGCGACATGGTGCGCTTCGTTGAGTACGCTGACGAATACGTTGTCAATGGCGAGGTGATTGGCATATCTGGAAACACGTACACATCAAGCGCATGGCTTGGCGATTTGGAGGCTGGCGTTACCTATTGGTCAACATGCACCAAAGCCAACGGGCAGACAACTGATTGGGTTGAGCTGACCTCATGGGATGGTTACTCATTCACAACATCATCACCAATGACAGGCGCTTACGTTGCAGACCAGATTAACAGCCAAGTTGGGAGCCGATTCATCATTCGCACAACAGCAGAGAAAGATGCTGACCTGTATGTAATAACCGACAAGCAGCCATCAGAGTGTGTGATTTCGGAGATGCGGTATGGTCTGTTGCGCGAGTAACCGGCTCTAGATGCGAGTTCGGATATGCAGAAGGCTCGCAGTTATGCGCAATCCTAATTAGTGACGCATCATGGTGTCGCCTTGATAGCTCAGATGAAACATGGCCAATCCGCCTAAATTCATGGATTGAATGGTATAATCAAACAAACGCAAACGAGGATTAGAGATGTCAACTCGGTATAACACTGGAAATCCAATTGAATCTACAGACGTGCGAGACATGTCTGATAATGCCCAGAATTTAGATCTTTTTTCCACATCAAGTGAAGATTTATTTATTGATCGACTTGGTGTTTCTAGAAAAACGCTGACTGGCGCTGTTAAGGATATCGGGATTCCTATTGTTGGAGACTTCACCACCGGTTGCACTGTGACATCTGTAAATCAGGGTGTTCAGGAGATAGGTGGATCTGTTTATCGCTGGAAAGGCGCACTTCCAAAGGTGGTTCCACCATCAAGCACACCAGATGGAACAGGAGGTATAAGCCCATCAGGAAATTGGGTTAATGTGGGTGATGCCAGTGCATACAGCAGAATTACAGATGATCTTCTTGCTGGCTGCTTGGTTAAGAGAACTGGAAAATACTCCCTTAGAGACATAGTAAGCGTTGTAGACTTTGGTGCGTCTGGAGGGGCTACTGATGACACATCTGCATTTCAGTCGGCAGTTGCATCTGGAGGCGGTGTGGCTTTTGTTCCATACAACCCTAACGGATACACAGTAAACGCACATGTGTACGGTCTGGTTGGTTATGGGGCCACAAAGTTCAAAGGTACAGGGTTGGTAAGTTATACCGATCTTTCAAAATCTAACGGTGAATACTTAACATGCGCAAATATCGCTAAGCAACTTAGTGACGGCCAAAATATAACAATTGCGTGCACTGGCGATTCCACAATGTATGGTTATCTTGTTGGCGGCTCTACCGCGCAGACACAAGACCCAAACAACCCGCCATTGTCACTTAAAAGGACACTGAGCCACGTCTATGGGGGGTACACCGGCACTGTAATAAATGCCGCGGTGTCAGGTAATAATATGGACGACCTGATGAAGACAGTTCCATCTTTTGAGTCTCGTGTTGCGACTGGAGACCTGTCAACAGCATCCGTTATTTACTGCAACCATGCGATAAACAACTGTCAAAGCAACCTTTCAATAAATGAGTTCAAACAGAACTATTTCGATTTTGTAAGCATAGTTCGTCGGTATGGGAAAGTGCCGGTAATGGTTACGCCAAACCCAATAAATCCACTTTTCGGCGGAGACAAACGAGAATCAACTCAAGTCGACATGTACGCACAGGTTATGCGAGATGTTGCGGAACAAACCGGATGCGACATTGTTGATAACTACTACTGGACAAAGCAAACAGCACTTCGTTACACGGAGACCGTCATTGTTCCAGATGGCGTCCACCCATCTACCGATCTTTACAAGCAGCTTGGTAGAAACCTTGCTATCCCATTAGTCAGTGCCAACACATTGAGAAAAGAAGGAGATGTAGCTAGTCTTTCAGGGAGCTCATATCTAGATACAGCTTACAGCGTAATTCAGAGGCAAGATCAAACTAGAACAGGACTTGCATTTGTATCAAGTAGGGCGGCAACGCCTACTGGGATAAACTGCGCTGTAATACTAGAAGAACCTTTTAAATTCTTGTCGTTCATGGCGCTTCAGTGGGAAAGCGGCGCGCGAGTACAGGTTGGAGTGCAAGACAATACAACCCCGTGGGCATTCCCTAGATTCGGAAAGGATACGGGGTCAATAGGCACTTACACTTGGGATACAGAGTTCACCGCAAAGACTGACGCTATGGCTGGGCTGAACATTGTTTATGTCATTTATGACCAAACAGACACTAGACCAACCAATAACGCAATCGCGTTATCTGGATTTTCAGTTCCAATTTCAGGACTTTTTTCGGCAATTGCACCAGACGTTTATGCTGGAGAGTCTGTGGGAAGTGATTACTTAAATCGGGCTTATGTATCGTCTAGAAGGTATGTAAGAACTGTATATGAGTTTTCCGCTGGCGGAGCTGGATTTGAAGCGAAAGACAAGGATATGCAGTATGTTTTTAAGTTGTATCTTAACGCTACAAATGAACTAAGGTTTGACTTTTACAATAGCATATCCGGGTTGACTTCTTCTACTCTACTGGCTGGTGGCGAACCAGCCGGCAAGAAGATAATCACAATTTTTGTTTTTGACGACAAATTAAAAATTGCAGTAAATAGGCTTGGAACAGCAACTGCATTTACCCAAACTATATCGTTAACAAACAACATAACTCCATTTATGGTTAATAATCCTGGACTACAATTTTCAGTGTGTTCATTCTAAAATTTAAGCCCCTCAATCGAGGGGCTTAAATTTTTCTTGAAACCTGATTAATCTATCTCTATCACCAAGCAATTCTCTTGCGTTGTGTTTTATTGCCTCTGGGGCTTGTTCTGGTGACTCTATGCGCTTCAGTGTCGAAGGCAGCACCATTAGGTCACTCGGTATCGCCGGACAGGCCGTAGGCTGAGTTGTAGAGGTCGAACAGGCCGCTATCAGCAACGCACTTAGCGGTATTTGCGCTTTCTTTTGCTGTTCTTCAGCGAGCTGCAAGTCGCGAGTTGCCAACTGTCCTTGCAATGCGAACAAATCAGCCCACTGCTTGTTGTGCTGCTTTGCTTGCTCAGATTCAATCTCTGAAGTTACCGTTGAACGACCATGTAGGTATGCGCCATACAGCGAGCCACAAAAAAGGCCGACTGATACGGCCAATATTGCTATTCTGAATCCCACAACTCACCACCTACAGGAAGGTTTATAAACAGCTTCTGCGAGTCACGCACTGAGATTGTGCCGAGGCACACGTCACGCTCTGCATTGCGGCGAATCCATATGCCATGACATCCACTGGATTGCTTAGAACAGTCTGTATTGACGCCTTTAATCTTGGCGTACTTCCACATCAAGATTGCATCGCAAGCGCCTTTGGTATCTCCTGATTTAAGCCTGCGCATGATGGTTGAGTTAGCCAATCCTGACTCACCGATATTGAAAGCCAAATCAGTAAAAGCCACCTTCTCGCGCACCTTCAAATCATATGGAACATCTTGCAGCGGGCGGCTGTGATTGGTGATTTCCTTTTCCTTGGCTAGGCGACACCACTCAGGTGTAACTTCCATTCCAATGTAAACGCCTTTGGTGATGCCATCGCAGATTGTAGTAATGCCAACGGGGTCTAGGTAGGCTTTGGTGACCACCTTTCCTGACGACTCAAAGTAGGAAGTCATCGAGGCAGCCATTGCCATTGCAAGCGAGCCGCCGACAACTAGGTTTATTTTATTTTTCATCTTCTTCGCCAAAATCAGCAATGCAATCAATTATTCCGCCGTAAGAGTCAGTTTCATTCACAGCAAATTTATCTAACGGCTCTCTGATTTGCTGCAACCCTGCAACCTAGAGAATGTTCTATTTTTTCTGCAATGCGGGCAAGCGCCATGATTTCTGCATGTCACATCAAATCTCTTGCTTCCAGAGTATGGTTGCTTAACGCTCCTTGACATCACTCAACCTCCACATCTTGCAGTGCGTACACAGCACCGGAAATGATCACGTAGTGCTCTGTGACTTTCTCTACAACCCCGATAGAGTTAATACCGAAAAAATCAGTAGCATGGAACTCGATTTCTTCGCCAAGCAGGCTTTCAAACAGTTGCTTTCTTGTCATCTTTGTTCAGGTTGTTTTTGTTGATATGCTCGCGGCGACCTTCTCGCACACGCTCCAATTCTTGCTCAAGCCAG